AGAGTTGACTATTGGGACTGAGGAAGTACAGAAATTGATGGAATTTGTACGCCGTAAGGATACAGTAGTTATGCATTTACAACGTAAGATCGCTCTTGCTGAGAGTATCATCGGTGAGTATGAACTTGACCGGAGATTAATGGAAGGTGACTATGAGTAAGTCAATCTACACGCTCGTAGACGACATCTACGCCCTGATGGAGAACCGCAACACACCTAAGGAGGTGGATGTGGATGCGGAGATTGAACGCTTTGGTGAGGCCATGAAAGACCTCATGAAGAAAGAGTTCAAGCCACAGGGTATGCGTGATGCTCGTAGGCTCCGGTTGTCTGCTGTTGGTAAGGATGACCGTCAGCTTTGGTACTCAGCCAACAAGTACACTCAGGAGAAACTCAAGCCGCATACATACATTAAGTTTATGTACGGCCATATGATTGAGGAACTGGTTCTGTTCTTGACTCGTATGGCAGGGCACACAGTGGAAGACCAACAGAAGCTGTGTGAGGTTGAGGGTGTCAAGGGCTCTATGGACGCTCGTGTTGATGGTCGTTTGATTGACGTTAAGTCAACCTCAAGCTATGGCTATAAGAAGTTCAAGGACGCTACGCTTGCGTATGACGATCCCTTTGGCTACGTTGCTCAGTTGAAAGCCTACGCACACTCTGAGGGCGACACCAAGTACGGTTGGATTGCCATTGACAAGCAGAACGGACACCTGTGTTACCTTGAGTACGATGAGGAAGACACACAGGCTCCTGTGCACTCTGTGATTAGTTATGATATCGCAGAGCGAGTACGTCATGTAAAAAAGGTGGTGGAGCTTCCAGAACCTCCGTCCTTCTGTCACGAGCCCGTGGACGATGGGAAATCTGGAAACAAAAAGCTCGCTACGGGTTGCTCGTACTGCGGTTACAAGCTCCACTGTTACCCCACCTTAAGAGGATTTATTTATTCTACTGGTGTAAGGTTTTTAACAGAGGTTGCTAATGAGCCTAAGGTTCCTGAGCTTCAGTTGAGAGAAGTCTCATGACAGAAGATATGTTTGGGTTTTCAGATGTTAGAAAGCCCAACTCAGGAGATACACGAGTATGTCACACTTGTGGGGAGGAGAAGCACAAAGATGAGTTTTATAACCACAGTCTCCGTCCCGGAGGCAAGAGTTGTTACTGCATCCCTTGTCAAAATAAACACAGTGCTGATCTAGCAAAAGTCCGTAAAACAGCACCACCCACTCCAGAGGCTTGTGAGTGCTGTGGTCGGACTGGTGTTAAACTCTTACTAGACCATTGCCATGAAACAGTCACATTTCGTGGTTGGATATGTGGGAAGTGTAATACAGGGATTGGGTCACTAGGGGACACTTTAGAAGCCGTAGAAAACGCTTGGAGGTATCTACAGAATGTCAAAGAAGGGCAAGCCTCCTAAGGGCTACGACAGTTGGTTTGAGTATGAGTTGCACATAGGGGTGCTCAAGGACTGTGAGTACCATACGGATTTGGTTGCGTACACGCAGGAGAAGATGTACGAGCCTGACTTCCGCATCGGAGACTACCTGATCGAGGCCAAGGGTCGCTTTAGGGACTCTGAGGAAGCACGAAAGTATGTAGACATACGAAAGAGTTTAATATTTGAAGAGTTGGTGTTTGTGTTTTATCACCCAGACACCCCAATGCCAAGAGCAAGGAGACGAAATGATGGGACTAAGTTCACAATGGCTGAATGGGCTGACAAAAATGGTTTTCGGTACTACACGGTCGAAACCATTACTACGCTACTTAAGGAAGCGAAAGTATGCTAACACTTACCGACGTGTGTGATCGTTTGAAACAACAGGATGAGATAAGTGTCCTAGAGGTTCTTGAGATTACGTCTCAAGACCTCGTAGATCGCTTTCAGGACAAGATTGAAGATAAGTTAGATTACTTTATAGAGGATTTAGAAGATGAGTCGTAGATTTGATAGTGTCTTTGAAGATGAAGACGATAAAGCATACATGGTCTTTGAATATCGTAACTGTGGTAAGTCTGTTAGGTTAGACAACAAGTATGACTATGATGTGACTTGGGATGAAATCTTACAGGATGTCGTACAGTGCCTTGAGGGTTCCTATGGCTACTCATTTAACCTAGATGACTTGAGCATCTACACGAGGAAGACCGATGAGTGACCTTACTGAAATGGCACGAGAGTATCAGTTAGGTGGTAGTCACTACACAGACAAAAAGATACAGCCTTGGGACGCTATGGAATGTTGGATGTCAGAAGAACAGTTCCGTGGATTTATTTTAGGTAATGTTATTAAGTACATAGCAAGGTTTCAAGAGAAAGGTGGTAAGTTAGACCTGCAAAAGGCCAAACACTATCTAGACAAATTGATTGAAATCTGGTAAAATAGTGGGTTCGCCCTTGTGGTTTATCGACATCGTTAATATCGTTGCAAGGGCACCACACAAGAAGAACATTGGAGAAGTGAATGACAACCTACCTAGGGATAACGATTGACTATGAAAGAGATAATCGCCTCAGTGACCAAGCAGTTACACTTATGCGTGACTACTATATGTATGACCATGAGACATCACCTCAAGAAGCCTTTGCTCGTGCTAGTGTGGCCTATAGTGGCGGTGACCTCGATTTTGCACAGCGTATTTATGACTACGCTTCAAAAGGTTGGTTTATGTTTTCGTCGCCTGTGCTCTCAAACGCACCTGACGCAGTACGAAACAATAGGGGCTTGCCTATTAGTTGTTTCCTTACTTACGTGGGGGACAATCTTGATAGCCTTATTGAACATAATGGTGAAGTAGCGTGGCTTTCCGTAAAGGGCGGCGGTGTGGGTGGGCACTGGGGGGTCGTGAGAGGGATCAGCGACAAAGCTCCCGGCCCGATCCCGTTCATGAAAGTAGTGGACAGTCAGATGACAGCCTACAAGCAGGGGAAGACAAGGAAGGGAAGTTATGCGGCGTACCTAGACGTAAGCCATCCTGACATCGAGGAGTTCATTTCATTTAAAGTACCGACTGGTGGTGACATCAATCGTAAATGTTTTAATTTGTTTAACGCAGTCAATGTGACTGATGAATTTATGGAGAGTGTAATCAATGATACAGAATGGCAACTTACAGACCCAAACACAGGAATTGTTAGAGATACAGTCCAAGCTCGTAAACTGTGGCAACGAATCCTTGAAGCTCGCTTCAGAACTGGCAGTCCTTACATTAACTTTATCGACACAGCCAGACGAGGCTTACCAGAAGCTCAAAGAAAACTTGGATTGTCAATTAATGGTAGTAACCTCTGCAACGAAATCCATCTCGCAACAAGTGAAGAACGCACAGCAGTCTGTTGCCTCTCCTCAGTCAACCTCGAAAAGTACGACGAGTGGAAAGCAAGCGGAATGGTTGGAGACCTTGTCAGACTCTTGGACAACGTCCTTCAATACTTTATTGACAACGCACCAGAAGAACTATCAAAAGCTGTCTACTCAGCTTACAGAGAACGTTCAATCGGCCTTGGAGCTATGGGATTCCACGGCTACCTCCAAAGCAAAGGGATAGCGTGGGAGTCATGGCAGGCCGCAAGTGAGAACTATGGAATCTTCAAAGACATCAAGTCCCAAGCTGTTGAAGCAACCTACCAACTCGCTGTGGAGCGTGGCGAATGTCCTGATGGAGTGGGTACAGGTGTTAGGAATATGCATCTACTTGCTATCGCTCCTAACGCTAATAGCTCTATTCTGTGTGGTTGCTCTGCCAGTATCGAGCCTCGCATTAGTAATTGCTATGTACATAGGACTAGAGCAGGTAGTCACACTGTACGTAATCCGTACTTGGAGGAGGTCTTAGATGAACACAAGCAGAATACCAAGAAAGTATGGGCGTCTATTATTGAGGCTGAAGGCTCAGTACAGCATCTGGAGTTCCTCAGCGTGGGAGAGAAGGATACCTTCAAGACCGCATTTGAACTGGATCAAACGTGGGTGGTTGAGCACTCAGCAAAAAGACAAGAGTTCATCTGCCAAGGACAGTCCGTCAACGTATTCTTTCCATCAGGCACGGACAAGGCTCTCGTCAACCAAGTTCACCTTAAGGCTTGGAAGGATGGCCTCAAGGGTCTCTATTATCTCCGTACCACGTCTGGTGTTACGGCAGAGAAGGTCGGCACTAAGATTGACCGGAATGCGCTCAAGGACTTTACCGGAGACTTAGAGGAGTGTGTATCATGTCAGGGGTAGTTTATAAAATGACTCATATGCATACCATAAGTACGCAAAATGGTACATATATAAACCAATCAAGGAGAAGAACACATGAATGTTAATTGTCCAGAGTGTTATATGAGAGATGGTGCTCATAAGATGGATTGTAGTAGAGGAAGAACACATGACAGAACGTAACCTGAAGAACGAGATTGAAGAAGGCTTAGATGCCCTACCGCCTATCACAGTGACAGAGATTAAAGAGAACGAGGATGGCTCTGCTACTGCCGTAATCAACACCTCTCTTGAAGGGACTAGGATGCTTGTAGAGCTTGGCCTTATCTCACTGCTTGAGAAGGCTCTTGACAAAGAGAACACAGAGTATACAATCAAGGATAGGCTACACGAATAGTGCAGAAAAGTGTCATTAGTGTACACTTAGAAGCGCATAAAAGTGTATAACATATTATCTATAATGTGTCAAATAAACCGAAAATGGATAACATAAGAGCCAATGAAAGAAGAAGCACAGAACCTACTAAAGCGTTTGGATTTAGTCAAAGACTCAGATCCTTTTAACAGACGACTCTTGAACGATTGTTTTACAACGGTTCAGAAACTTAATGAGGAAATCGACAGACTACAATTTCACAACAATAACCTAATGAACGTGA